ATACAGGCGTGGACGACAGGGTGCTTGTTGAAGCCTTGGTTCCGAACCGTCGCGCCGTCGTAGCGGTACTCGCCGGGGTTCGCGGTGCGGACGAGCGCCATCTGCTGCTGTCCGTTGGGCAGGGTCGGGTAGGTCAACGGAATAATGGCGCGGGACTCGTCCCCGTCGCCACGCAAAGCGCGGAGCGCGGTGCTCACACGCGAAAGGAACGACCTGCGCTCGGTATCAGACAAACGTGCGCCCCGTGCGTAGAGGGGTGGGACTTGCCACCCAACACATTACGCGAAAGCAAGCAAGGGCGCAAGCCCTACACGACAAAGACGCTCGGCCCCTTCTTGATGAGCGGAGCCAAGGCGTACCGCACGGCGTCCCACACGTGGTCGTTGCCGGGGTGCAAGGCCGGTAGGACTTCCTCGGTGCGCGGGTCGGTCTTGTATCGCCAGAGCCGAGCTTCCTCGATGGCTCGCTTGCATCGCGGGTGGATCACGATGTCGGTGTACGTGCGGAGGTGTTGGATTCCGTCTTGCACCGAGCCGGACCACTTGGGCGCGGCCTCGCATCGGAACCCCCGCTTTCGCATCTCGGCGATGGTCTCGGGCCGTGCGGCGTCCGCTCGGATGACGTGCTCCCGTGCCTTGGGGACGCTCTCGAAGACCCGCGCCGTCGCATCGCTGTCAAGCTGCACCCCGCCCACATCGTACTCGACGTAAAGCCGCCCGTCGTGGAGCCAGAGCTTGACGAGGGTGGTCGGGTCGTGCGCGAAGCCCCAGTCCGCGCCGAAGTACGGCCCCTGCCAGCCCTCGCCGGGGGTGAACTCGGCCACGCGCCACTTGCCAGCCAAGACCTGCGCGTCCGACCGCGCCCACGGCTTCCCGCCCCACACGTGCGCGTGGGCCTCGGGGTCGGCCTTGAGCAACGCGTCGGCCTCCTCCTTCAAGACCGCCGGGAACCACGGGTTGTCGAGGTAGGAGACCAGCCGGACGACCGACCGCTCGGGTGGCGAGGTCACGAACCGCTGATAGGTCGGGTCGGATTCGAGCGCGGGGTTGAAGGTGACCCAAATCTCGGACCCCGGCTTGCGGATGGTGGGCACGAGGGTGCGCCAGCTATGGTCGGAGACGGCCTCGGCTTCCTCCACCCAGCAGAGGTCGATGCCTTCGGTGGACTTGATTTGCGCGATGTCCCGCCGCAACCCCTTGAACAGGAACTCGGTCCCGTTGGCCCCCAAGATGGCCGACTCTTGGATGGTGTAGAAGCCGGAAAGCCCGAGGAGGTCGATCTGGTCCGCGAGGACGCGATGCACCGAGTCGCGGATGCTCGCTTGATACTCGCGGGCGCACAGGATACGCAGCGGTGTGGAGAGCCCGTGGATCAGCAGGGCGCGGGCGTATTGCCACGACTTCGCCGAGCCACGGCCTCCATAGGCCACGCGGTAGCGCAGGTGGCCTAGCGTCGGCGTGTAGAGGAACCCGAACGCCTTGGGCGTGGGGACCGAGAGCGCGGTCACTCGGTATCGCTTACCGGCGAGATAAGCTCGACCCGCACGGCGGTCGGCGGCAGCTTGTCACCGCCCGTCGTGTGGTCAACCGACTGGCGCGGCTTGCCGAAGGCACGATCCAGCAGGGCTTCTGCGGCCCGGATGTCGCCCTTGACGGCCTTGGCGCGAAGAGCCATCAGGGTCGCCTCAAGCGCCGAATAGCCGTCCTTCTCGTCGGCAAGAATCTTGGCAAGTGCCTCGGAGATGTCCGGGAGTTTGGGCCGTCCCTTGGGGTTGCCGGACTGCCCCTTCTTCCATTTGCGAAGGTTCTGCGGGTTGCCGCGTGGATTAGCCATTGGGTGTTCTTTCGTTGCTTGACGCCATCTGGTTGAACGTCTGCCCTGTAACGCTATGGATGGCATCGCGACCTGTAAAGTCTTGCCAGCGTTTGACGATGACATCGACGTACATTGGCTGAAGTTCCATAGTGTAGCAAATGCGTCCGGTGCGCTCTGCGCCAATCAAGGTTGCGCCAGATCCGCCAAACGGTTCGAGGCAAAGTCCCTGTTCTGGCAAGCTAGATCGCATTATGCGTTCCATCATTGCCACGGGCTTGGGTGTCGCGTGTCCGTGGCGTTCTTCACCGGTAACTCGCGCAAACTCCCAGACATCGTGCATAATGTCGTGTGTGTTATCAAAATAGCTTCTGCCTTCCTCAATCGTGGCTTTGAGTTCGGACCACGGACGAAGGAATCGGCCCGGATATTCCGCTTGCATTTTGACGTAGTATTTCTCCGGCATCAGTTGGTATTGTGAGCGGGTAAACCAATGCCCGTACATTTGCACCCCGCAGATTCTCTTGATGTCGGCAGACTTGATACCAGCAGCGGTGGCTTCTTTCTCGAAGTAGGCGCGTAACGGTTCCCACGTTTCGGAAAACTCCGAGGCGTTGCTATTGCCCAAGAACTGATTGCCAAGCTGAAAGAATAGGCATCGTTCGGAACCCGTTGGGAACTGTGTCAAAACGTCTGACCCCATACCCTGTGCGGCGTTTTTGTTCCAGACAATTTCGTTGCGGAGTTCTAGTTCTTCAGAACGGCCCAACCCTGCTGTGTACCAGAGACGCCAAAGGTCTGGCGCGTTGCCCCAGATATAGACGCTGGCATTGTGCGTCAAGAATGGACGATAGGTTGCCCACCATTCAAGCTGAAATTGGTCGAGGTCGGCACCGTACAGATTGTCGTTTGCTACGCCTTCTGATGCCTTGCCCATCCCATATGGCGGATCAGCGTGAAGCAATTGAGCAATACGACCGTCCAACAATCGCTCCACATCGGTGATAACGGTGCTGTCGCCGCATAGCACCCGATGGTCACCAAGTATCCAGAGATCGCCGAGTACGGTGGTCGGCGTGACCGGTGGTTCCGGAACTTCGTCAGGATCGGTCAAACCATCCGTTGGCACCTTCTCAAACTCGGGAACTTCCAGCCCCCACTCGGCCAGTTGTTCGGCGTCCCACTCGTTGGCCAGCGTTTCCCATTCCCACTCGCCGAAGCCCACGTTGTCCTTGATGATGAACTCGCGCTGGCGTTCATCCGTCAATCCGGATGCAAGGATCACTGGCACCTCTTTGAGCCCGGCCTCCTTGCAAGCCTTGAGGCGCATATTGCCACCCAAGACCACCATCTCGCTGTTGACGACGATAGGGCGCAGCGCGAGCATCTCTGGGAAATCCTTGATGGACTTCACCAGTTTGCGGAACTTGTCATCCTTGATGATGCGCGGGTTGTTGGGGTTTGGCTTGACGTCACCGATGGGGACGTGGCGGGGGTTTGTCATCCGGATAGAGTTGAGGCGTGGGATGGGGCTTGCTAGGTGGTGCGAGGTCGAGTCAACGGGCGGTGGTATGCTCGGAGGAGTGTACGCCCTCGTCGGCCTTACGAGCGTAGTGGCGACCGGCAATGTCAGACCGGGACGGTTGCGCCCCACCCGCGTCTCGTGTGGGCTGTTTGGCTTACTCCTCGGGGTCGCCGAGGGTGTCGCGGGTGGCTGGTATCTCTGGTGCGGACGTTCGCGCTGCGTAGCAATCTGCGCAGAGCCAGTTGACTTTGCCTTTTGTTGCTGCCAGCGATTGCTTCGGGCCTCGAAACTCTTGACAACCATCGCACGGCAAGACGAACGGATCGGCGAGCCATTCGCGGAGGCTGCGCGCTGGTGTCAAGGGCTTCGTCGCTTCTGGAAATGTCGCTTGCCAGTTGGCCTCGAGCACCTCTGGCGGGACGGCGAGCGGTCGTGGGGTGTCACCTTTGCCGGTCACGGCGACCTCGGGGGATAAGGGAGAGGGCGAGGAGGAGCGGGAGGGTGGCGGAGAGGAGCGCGATGGTCGCGAGGGTGTCAAGCACGTCGCGCCAGCCGGGGCGGGCGATACTCGGGCGTCTCGCGTTCCGGGTACGCCCGTTCACCTGTCTGGCTACAGCGGAGGTTGTGGAGCTTGATGGCGGAGTCATCGGTGCGTCCCTCGTGGCAGACGGGGCAATGCTCGATCACGACTTGGTCCGGCGGGTCTGCGCGGCCTTGCGAGCGCGGGCCTCGTTGCGCTCCCGCTGGTGGGATTCCGCGGCCTCGTAGCCTTTGGCGTAGGCGTCGGACTCGGCGTTCTCGAGGGCGGTCAGCTTGACAAGGGAGGCGACGAGAGCGCCAGCGGCGAAGCCGATGAGCGAGATGAGGACGGGGTGCATTACGGAGACTCCGGCGTGGTGGGTTCGGTGGGAATCCAGCCCCAACGTCGGGCGTGGTGGTGCAGCAGGGAGGTGCGGCGCTTGGCTTTCGCGGCCTCGAGGCGGGCCGGGGAGTAGCGGGATCGGTGGTAGTCGGCGACGAGTTGGATGTCGTCGGGCGACCAGTAGAACATCTGGCGCGACCCATTGATATGAGTCTTGCGGCTTGGCGTCAAGTTGAGGATGCGCGTAATCTCGAGGAAGCGTTGCCGAGAGAGCCCAACCTTTGCGGCGGCGTACCGACTCCAGAGGTAGCCGTCGGGCAGGGCCGGGTAGGTCGGCTCCTTCGCCTTGATGCCTTTGAGGTTCTTGGTGGTGAAGGTGGCGCTGTAGGAGAGCGCGGAGACGATGGTGCCGCGCCCGAGCTTGGCAAGCGCGGTCGGCTTATCGGGCGCGTCCGTCGTGGCGACGATTTCGCCTTGAGCGTTCAGCCGATGCCACTTCACCGCAGCACCCGCGAAGCGATCCACATCACGGCGCATCCGATGGCGAACACGGTCAAGCCGACCATACGGAACTCCGAGTCCGAGAGAGGGTTACGCATTGCGGGCGAGCTTGTTGAGCGAGGCGGAGACGCAATGCCAGAAGGTCCACTTGAACACGTCGCCCTCGGTGACGCGGCGATTCTCGAGGGCGGGCTTAATGCAGAGGTGGCGATGGCCGCGAGATCCCGCTCGGATGCGGGCCGAGGTGAGGCCGTACTTGGCGACGAGTTGCGTGGCGACACGTTCCTGACGGGACATCGGTGATCTCCTGATAGGGGAGGGGTGGTTACGCGGCCTGCGCAGCGCGATCGCGGAAGTCCTGATGGAACGAGGCGACAAACGTGCGAGCCGCGTCCGGATAGCGTTGGACGTTGTAGAGGAACTGGGCCATCATCTCGCGCCCGTGCTCAATCGCCTGCTCCATCGTCATCCCCTCGGCCATCTTCGCGCCGACGTGCTTGACGAAGAAGTCCGCATCCTTCACCGGGACGTTGCACATCGTGGCGAACTGGGCGAGCGACTGGTCGTAGGCGGTCATCTTGGGCTCCGATGGGAGGTCGGCGTCATTGCCGACTTGAGGGAATATAAGGGCCGCTTGGCGTATGTCAAGGACCACTTATCCCCCCTCCCTTTATGCAGTCGGCGCTGCATATGCAGGGGCCTCCCCGAACTGGTCGGCGGGGAGCAGGTAGTGGAACTTGGCGGCGGTCACGCTCTGGACCCGCTCGGCCTTGAGGCTCCCAGACTGAATGCGCTGGTGGACCCGCTGACGGCTCACCCCGAGACGACGGGCGACTTCGGTGACGGTCAGGAGGGCGGGGACGATGGTCGACTCGGTCATTCTGGTAACGCCTCAACGGTGAGAAGGAGAGCCCCATCACGGGGGCGGTCGTGCCGGAACAGGTGGAGCTCGGTGATCTGCTGGTCGTCGGCCCAGAGGAGGCCGTTCAGGGCGTCGAGCGCGACCTTCGCTCGGTTGTCCAAGTCCCCCGCCCGGCGGGATCGGTACCAGACCAGCGTGACGCGGACGGGCTGATCCTTCTGGAATGGGAGCCCTCGGACCCCGGCCCGGAGCGCGATGGCCTGCGCCTCGAACTTGTACGCCTTCGCCTCGGCTGACAAGTAGGGCCGACCCCGAGCGACCCGCCAGTAGCGGTTCGCGCTCGGGGGCTCGGGCAGGGTCAGGCTAATCGCCACCAGCGGCCTCGCGGGTCTGCGCCCACCAGAACTGGGTGCGGTAGGCGGCGTATTCGAGCCGGGCGGCGTTGTAGCCGAGCGCGGCCCATCCCTTCTGGTGCTGAAGGCGGTGGCACTTGGAGCAGAGCGGGACGATCTGCGTGTAGTCCGCCTTCCGTCCGACCCCGCCGGACTTGATATGGGCGTTCTCGCACGGGCCGCCCTTGCAGACGAGGCAGGGCTGGGCGGCGACCCACGCGACCCGCGCCTTCGACCCGTACACGCGGGCGAAGTCCGCGGTGCTGCGCTTCTTGGCCTTGGGCTTCGTCTTGGTCGTGAGCTTGGTCTTGCGCTTCAAGGGGGTGCGCTTCACGCGGGCCGTCCGTACCGCTCGGCGGTGTGCCGGGCGAGTTGCACCTTGGCCCAATGCTCGGGGAAGAACCGCGAGATGACGCGGTTCCCGAGGTGCTGCGTGGTTAGGTCGATTGGCACAAGCGGGATGCGCTCGGCAATCCGCTCTTGCCACGTCGGTTCGGCCAGCGTGGACTCAATCTCATCAATCGGCATCAGTCGCTCCGTGGTGACAGTCGGCATAGTCCGTCACGAACTCGTTCGTGAGTGTTTCGTGTTCTCCGACCGCTTTCCGTCCAGTCCCTCCACATTCCTTGCACGTCAAAGCGCGAATCTTGGCGCGGAGCCGCAGGTTCTCGGACACCAAATCATTGCGCCAATCACGAGCCATATCTTCATCTGTCAACGCCAGCGACATCTCCCGACGCTGACACTTGACGATGCGGTACGGGCCGAACTCCGGGTACTTGACCTGCCAATGCTCGCTCATCTCTTGCAACGCCTCGCGGAAGGTGTCGTACTCTGCTCCCGTATTTTTGGCGTCGCGCACCTCGTACCATTCCCACGATGCCTGCCACCTCGACTCGTCAATCGGCATTGTTGATCCTCGCAGGTTAGGTGATGGCATAGCCCGCGCCCTTCAGATCCGCGATCCGAGCGGCGAGGCGGGAGCAGCCGAACATCTGCAACGCCTCGAGCGAGGTCAGGCCGTGCCCGGCGCGAAGATGCGTGAGGATCGCCGTGTTCTGCGTCCGGCCCTCGCGGGTGCGAGGGTGCGTGGTCGCGGGCTCGAGCTTGGCCTTCTGCTCGGCAATCGCGAAGAGGCCGAAGTCGAGCGCGGCCCGCTTCCGCTGGATATAGAGCTCGGTCTCGTCGGTCACTTGGGCTCCGTGGCGGCGTAGCGGGTCAAGGCGTTGCCCCGGCTGATGCGATCCGTGATGGACTGGATGCGGGTCTCGGTCACGAGCCACTCGGCGCGGCCCGCCTCCATCCCGTCGAGGAAGCCGAGGTAGGTCGGGTGCGTCCGAGCCATCGCGTCGACCTTGCCCTCGGTCGCCTTCTCGCCCGTCACGGCGATGGCGGCCCGGACCTGCAACTCCGCGAGCGCGAGAGCCACCTTGCGGCGATGCTCGGCGGTCCCGAAGGGGCCATACACGGCGTAGAGCGAGGCGGCGTCGGCGACCAACTGCTCGCGTTCGGCAAGCAAGGCGTCGAGTGGGGCAATCCCGATGCGGGATTCGAGGTCAAGCATTGGTTCCTCCGATGGGAGTGGTGGCCTGTTGCATCCGTTTGAGCATCTCGCGCTGGCGATGTTTGCGCCAGCGGGTTGTCGCGGCCTTCTTCGCAATCTCGCTCCGTCGTTCCGGCGTCAGCGCAGCGGCTCGCGCCAACCCGCGAATCCGTCCGACGGTCTTTTGGTCAAGCGCGGGGCGACCCTGCCGTTCTTCGGCTCGCTTCTGGGCTTGCCTGATCGCCGCGCTCTTGTTGTACCGCTCGAGGTTCCGCAGTCGGTAGCGCAGATGGTTCTCGCGGTGCGCGATGACCTTGTGCCACTCGCAATACTTGGCGACCCCGACCTTCCCGTAGACCGGCTTCGGGCATCGGACGCAGACGCCCGCCTTCCGCCGGGTGCAACCGGGACAGGTGTAGAGCACCCGCCCCAGTTGGTCGATGCGCTCGACCAGCACCATCCGGCACTTCTCAAAAGCGCAACGCATTGATTAAACCATCCTATGCACGTCCATATGGTGCTTCCGGCAGAGCCATACGACCTCAAGGGGTTTGGTGTAGTCGGGATGGTGTGCATCCGTTCTCGTGTTGCCGCATTGCTCACACGGTCGTCGTATCACCTTGCCACGAGCAACAGCGTTCTGAAGCGCAATCCGAGCGCGATACTTGACAGGGTCTTTCCGAGCCGACGCGCTAATTGCCTTGATGCGCTCCGGCTCCTTCGACCGCTGCCGATCGTACTCGCGATAGTAGTCGGCCTTCGCTTTGCGATTCTGCCGAACATCGTATCGCGCACACGCCTTACACTTGCCAAGATGCCCATCGGCCATCATCGGGTGTTTGTAGAAGTTCACGATGGGCAACTCGGCTTCGCACTTGAAACATTTCTTTGTCCGCATCTTTTATCCTAGAAGGGGTTGCGCACAAGGTACTAGCGCCTTGCTCTATAGCGCAACCCCTCTAGTCAAAAGGGAGGTCGTCCGTGAAGTCCGCGTCCGACGGCGGCGGGAACTTGCTGAAGTCCGGCTCGCCCGCTGGTGATCCGCGCACCGCCGAGGACGGGGACGGCAGACGCTTCCCGCTCGGGGGCGGGGTGGTCGGGATGGTCGGACCAGCCGAGGTGGTCGATGTCGTGGTCTGCTTCGCCGCGTCCTTCCCGTCCGGCTGGATGCCGCGCTTGTCCCACGTTATCCAGATGGTCGCGGTCGCGGCCTGTACCGCTTCGGCGGCTTCCTGTGGGAGCGCCGTGCGGACGTGGCGGTAGAGCGCGAGGTAGGCGTTCGCGATGCTCATCCGAGCGTCGAGCCCGCCCACCACCTCGGTCTGCACCGGGGCGGGGAGGCGCTTCGACGGCGCGGCCTGCGGCCCGGCGACCTCGATGGACCAGTACGGCGCGGCCCCCGGCGTCTTGGTGTTGGCCTGACGCGAGAAAGTCAACGTCTCACCGATCGCCGTCTCGGTGGTGAGCCCGCAGCGGTTCAACTGCCGCTCGGCGGTCTCGGCGCTGATGAACAGGATGTCGCCGTTCTCGGCGGTGAACTTGACCTGCGACCCGAACTTCCCGGCGACCGTCTCGCAGTCCGTGACCTTCCACGTCGCCGCGTCGCCTGCGTTTGCCAGCTTGATGATAGCCATCTGCCTCTCCTTCAAGTGTTGGGTGGTTACTGCTCGTCCCGGACCAGTCGGTCGCGGGCCGCTTGGAAGGCGCGATGCGCTGCGCCGAAGTCGAAGTCTGCGTTCATCGCCGCGAACGCGGCCCGCTGGATACGCTGCCGCTCGGCGTCCGTCAGGCCGTCCGGCACATCATCCCACGTCCCCGCCGTGAGGTAGTCCAAGGTCCGACGGAACGCGGCGAGGTTGGCCTGCACCGCGGCGAGCTCGCCGTCCTTGATGGCGCAGTAGGTGGCGTAACTGATGGGGTCGGTCACTTGACCCTCGCCATCTGGTCGTTCGCCATCGCCTCGTCCCAGATGTTCTCGGCGAACGTCCACGTCCGCTTGCCATTGGGGAGCGTCTTGGCCTCGGCCACCGAGCCGTCCTCGAAGATGGCGAGGAACCCGAACCGCTTGTTGTAGATAACCTGCACCAGCGCGTGACGATCGTGCATTGCGACCTCCGATGAGAGGATGAGCCAACGCCTACAGACTAGAAGACGGCTTGCCGCTTGTCAATAGGGGCCGGAAGATGGCGTTTGGGGGGCCAACTGCGGGTTGTGCTAGGTGCTGAATACACCCCGGCCATTCCCGGTCGTCTACCGGTGGTAGCGGCATCACCGAGCGGGCTGATGCAGGGGACGGGGCCGATGACCAGCGGTGGGGCCGTCTGCGCTGACTCGGGGGTCTCGAGTCTAGCCCCTCGACGGGTGACCTGCGGGGCCGCTGTGCCCCCGTGCTGCTCCCAACGCGAGACCCCGAGACGACCGACCACGTTGCAGGCAGGCAGAGCGTGGATTTGTTGATCGGGTCCGGCTGGCACGGTCAGGATTGGGCGTTCCGTCTCGGCTGACGGAACCTGCGGGAGACCGAGAGTAGGCCCGCAGGGAAATAGGTTACTTGACCAGCACCTCCGTGAACATCGGGTTCTCGCTGGTCAGGCGTTCGCGGGCGAGCTCGGCGTAGGTCTGGTTCAGTTCGCAGAGCACCGCGTTCCGGCCCAACCGATCCGCGACGAGGCCCGTGGTCCCGGCACCACCGAACGGGTCGAGCACGAGGTCACCCGGCTTACTTCCGGCCTTGACGCACGGCTCAATCAGATCCGGCGGGAACGTCGCGAAATGCGCCCCCGCGAACGGCTTCGTAGTGACGGTCCAGACTGACCGCTTGTTCCTACCATCTGGATGAAAGGATACGCAGTCCGTCTTTGTGCGTTGCCGATTTGGGTCCACTTGATTGTGCTTGGCATCGTCCGCATATGTATGACGCTTCCCGTCGTTACGCGGGTCATCCGCGTGAATGTGGGGTTCACGAATCGCGTCCGCGTCATAGAAGTACCGCTCGGACTTCGACAGCAAGAAGATGTATTCGTGCGCCTTGGTGCAGCGGTCCTTCACGCTCTCCGGCATTGGGTTCGGCTTGTGCCAGATGATGTCCTGCCGGAGATACCAGCCGTCGGCCTGCAACGCGAACGCCACCCGCCACGGGATGCCTATCAAGTCTTTCGCTTTCAATCCAAGAGGAATCTTGCGCGTAAACGCAACCTCATTTAGTCGCTGCTCTGCGTTCCTTGCGCCGATTAGTAGACGTCCATCATTCTTTAGCGTTGATTTATCTGACGCGCCTCCGCTACCGCCTTGAGCGTAGCTGTCCCCAAGGTTTAGCCAGAGCGTCCCGTCATCCCGCAGGACGCGCTTGACCTCGCGGAACACCGCCACCAACTCGGCGACGAACGCCTCCGGCGTCTGCTCCAGACCAATCTGCCCGTCGTGCCCGTAGTCCCGTAGTCCGAAATACGGCGGCGAGGTCACGCAGGTCTGGACGCTCCCGGCTGGCAACTCGGCCAACCGCTGACGGCAATCTCCGACGAGGATCGAGATGGTCATAGTGGGAAGCAACTGGCCCCCGCGTTCTCTCCTCTAAGAAGGCTGGCCCCCTAGTCCGGGAAGTCAGCAGGAGATACTTGCGGGGGCCGTCAGTTGTGACTTCAGATGCGATGCTTCTTAGGACACCGCGCCCCTACGATAGCACCGCGCCCATCACAAGCGCAAGCCCTAGAACCCGATGCGTCGACGCTTGGCCTCCGGTGGCATCACCCAGTCCTCAATCCCGTCCTCGTCCGGCGTCTCGAACCCGCCCCCGTGGAGCGCCCCGTTGTCGACCACAAGCTCCTCGTAGCCCGCGGCGACCAGTTGCCGCACGATGTCGAGCAGTTCCTTCGCCACCACCCCGGCGTCCACCGCCGAGACGTCCTGAATCTCGATGGACAGCCCGTTCCGATGGACCGAGACGTTCGCCTTGCGGTTTGTAAATGGGTTGACGCGACGGCGTTTAGTCATCGGCTGATTGCAAGGTTAGGCGTCGTCCCGTCGCAAGGCCCGGAGGACCAGCGCCTCCATCGTCGGGAGCTCGTGACCGCACCACGGGCACTCCGTCCACGGGCTCACCACGTCCCGGCTCCGCCACCAGACCCACCCGAGACCCCAGAGATAGGAGAACTCGCCCAAGTCCCGCGCCATCTTGCGCCCCGGACACGGGATCGGCGTCCAGCTTCGGCAGACCGTGGGTGCCGTCATATCGTCCCCCGTCGCGGCGCTCGGTGGAGGTCGGGACTCCACGCATCGGACCCGACCAGCGCCCCCCCGGAATGATATACGAACGCCTCAATCATCCGAGGGCTGACCGAGAACTTCTCGTCCGCGTGATACTGGTCCGGCGGACAGAGCGCCGCGTGTGTTCGGACGGTGACTCCGCCGTGCGTCTCGATCGCCGCCTTGCCGTGCAGGTGGCCCGTGTGCAACTCCCGGTAGATGGTCTGCCCCCACTCGACCGCGCATTGCGCCGCCATCACCTCGGCGAGCCGCTTCTTCCCCTTGTCGCCGTGGTCGAGTCCAATCAAGACCTTGCCGTGCCGCAGGTACTTGGTCGTCGTGTGCGTGTCGTCAATCGTCACGCCCTTGTGTCGCCGGAACTCGGACACGAGGATGCGCTGGAGGGCCCACGTCAGGGTCCGGTCGTGGTTCCCCGGCACGAGCACCACCTTCGTCGGCACCCGCTCGGCGCTCGCGGCGATGAGGTCGAAGAGCACCTCGGTCCCCCGCTTGAGCATCTGCTGAACCCGCGTGTCGTAGTCGAGGACCGTACCCTTCGTCGTCGCGCCCTGCCCGTCGTGGTGGAAGTAGTCGCCGAGGAGCCAAAAGTGACGCGCTCCCACCTTGCGGTCGTCGCCCGCCTCGAGCATCGCCGAGACGCCGTCGCGGATCACCGCGATAGCCTTGCCCGTGTCGTAGCTGTCGGCCCCCGTCCCTTCCGCCCACGCGAGCTTGGCGACGTGCGGGTCGGCAATCACCACGCCTTGCAGCAGGTCGGACGCGACGGGCTTGGGTCGTGGCGCAAAGACGGGCTGGCGTACCGCAAACGCTCCATCGAGCACCGCCTCGACCTGCTCCAATGTCGAGGGTCCGGCCTTCGGCTTCAGCTTAACGTAGACCCGGTGCAGTTCCGTCGTCTCGACGTCCCCCTCGGGGCTCTTGGTCGCCACCTCGTACTTGGTCGCCTGCGACTCCGCGACCTCGAACCGCGTCAGGTCCGCGTCGATATGCCGCAGCAGGTCGTCCACGGTCTTGATGCGCGAGCCGTTCGACCGAGCGACGATGCCGTCCGTCCCCGCCGACTGCTCCACCGACTGCTCGCGTTGCGTCACCGGCGTCACGCCCTTCGGACGCTCGCCGACCTTGATGCCGTGCTTGCCCCGCTTGAGTTGCACCGCCGAGATGGTGCGGATCGGGACGCCCTGATGGAACTCGCGGTTCAACGTCTCGGCGACAACTGCCGCCCCCATCCCCTGCGCGGAAAGGGACGCGAGCCGCTCAAGCTCGCGGAGACTCCACGCGGTCAGATCTTTGCGAGCGCCCATTCGGGGAGCAGGCGATCGACCCACTCACGGACCAGCCGTCCGTCGGGATGACGCTCGGGAACCGAGCCGTCAGCGTTGCGGTTGATGTCGATGTGCCCGCCGCACATACAATCCTCGCAGGCGGGACTCGTGGGGTCGCGGCTCTCGCCCTGACACGACGGGCAGAACACGCGGACACAATCAGGCATACAGGGCATCCCCTACAATAGCGCCAAGACGACGACGGCGACCAGACTCCCGAGGGCGAAGGATTGCCACCGCGTCGGACACGGCCCGAAGAAGGTCGAGCAGCGCCCCGCCTCCAGCGCCTCTGCCTGTACGTCCATCACCGCCTGCATCGCGTCCATCTTCACGCCAGCGGCTTGACGCTCGGCAAGATGCGCTCTGACAAGGGTGTCAACTTGACGCTCGTATGTCAAGACCTCGGCCCGATACGTCTCCGACCGCTCGACCAAATCGGACAAGGCCACCCGCAACCGCGCCGCGTTCGAGTCCGCGAGGACGGCGTTGGCCGTGTCAATGGCGTTTCCAAGCGCGAGGTTGGCGTCTGCGGCCCGATGTCCGGCCTCCCGGAGCCGGAGGACCACCGTGTCGGTGCGGCCCCGCACGGCGGCGTATCGCTCGTCTAGGCTGTCCACCACGACCTCCAAGCTGTCAATCGTCCGCTGGTAGTCCGGCGTCACCGCCCGCCCGCCCCACCACCCACCTACCGCGACCAGCGCGAGCAGGAGGAGGCCGACGACAAGGTCACTCGTAGTCCGCAAGGACGAATCCGGGGACGTGGTCGGGATCGTTCTTGCGACCGGGGCTGACCTTCGCGTGAGTCGTCACCGGGATCTGCCCGTACTTCCGGCGCACGTCCGCAATAAGGACTTTCATCGCCTTCTGCTGTGCCTCGGTCAGCGGCTCCTTGCCGTCGTTCTTATTCGAGAAACAGAGGCCGACCGAGATGCCGTTCACGTCCTTATGCCCATTCCACTCGGCCTTGCCCGCGTGCCACGCCCGGCGGTCATACGGGACGACCGTGTAGACCTTGCCGTCCCGCCCGACGAGCGCGTGGTAGCTGACCTTGCTCTCGCTCGACTGG